TCGGAATGAACAATTGATTCCCGTTGTTTATTCCGAAGCCATCGGTTATCTGAAGTATTTAGAAGACCAAAGCAGATTAGTGGTTCCAATCGCACTCCCACAGCAGTCTGACCGCGTGTATAAACAATTAGAATTGAAACCATATATGTAAATCATTTCATAATATGTATACAAGACACTATTATGAATTATTTAGACAGACTTCCTCGAGAGTTACGGTTTCTTATCGCTGAATATGTACCATCGAAACCAGACCGTAATCTTCCTTATCTCTATGAATTCAAAAATGTGGTTACTGATTGGTATAATCGAACGCGCGTTTGGGGAAATGAACAATTTTTACGTTATGATGAATTATATTTGCGTGGAATTCTAGCGCATGAAACGCAATTTATTAAACATCGGTTCTTTCATTATGCAAAGGAAAAAAAATATTATAAAATGGGGCTCTCTCCGCAAACAAAACAATTTGAAATGATTCCATTTCGTAATCCTAATTATAATATAGTGTAATTATATAAATGCACCACGAAGAATCCCCATACCCTCTACAATCACAACAAGTTCTTGACCCAGACGTTGAAGGCACAGTTGGAGGCAAACGTAAATCTCGTCGCACTCGAAAGAGCAAGAAATCACGAAAGAGCAAGAAATCACGAAAGAGCAAGAAATCCAAAAAGAACCGCAGAAAAACCAGTCGTCGTTAATTTAATTCGTTCATACATTTCCCGAGTATTTAGGAATCCTCTTTCATAAAAATTGAAAGGAGTGTAATATTTTGAATAATTCATAATCAACTTATTCAAAATGAATATTGTAACAAGTCATTTATCATCTTTCTTCGGATTCGCCGATACACAATCTCCACGTCAACGTCGTGCATATACATGTTCCATATGTAATACTGAAGGACATAATGCGATGAGTTGTTCCGACTCATGTATTAACGAGCGATACATAATGGTTCAATTATTACTTTCCAATTACCCACGCACAATGGTCTCGCATGGTGCTATACAAAATATTCGGCGTGAAATCGTTTCATGTAATCGCAACCATGCGTTTTGGAGACGTGTTTGGTTAAAACTTCGCGAATTGATAACTATACTCGATACCGGGGAAATAAATCGAGATAATCTAGAATTCATTTTACGTGAACCATCTCTACTCGCAAATGTTCAAAACTATAAAGAACGTCTATATCAATTAATTACAAAAGTGGAAGATGACGTGAGAATTGCTCAAAATGGCGTCGTTTCAATTGACGAATATATCGGACTCAATTTACCTGTTTCTGAGCAAATGGAACGATATATGGTTGGTCTCGCAGGTGAACCTGTTCTCACTAATATTATGATGCACAGAGAATACCCACATACACCTCCTTCAATATCTATTCGCGAAGAAAAACAATTTATATTTAAAATGGATTCGGATACATCGAACTATTATAACCATGTGGATTGTCCAGTATGCTTTGAAAAAATGACCTCCGAAAACCATATTGCCCTTAATTGCGCACACACATTTTGCACCCAATGCACCCAAAAAATTCTAAAAACGAAAAAATGTCCTTCTTGTAGAGAATCAATTAAAGAATTACGATTCACTCCAAATATTAATCCGGAAGCGTTTAATGCGTTATCGTCTTTATAGGTTTAGCGTATTGTATTTTTACAAATATTTGAGGGGTATGTAATATCAAAGGGATGTTTTTTTATGTTTACTATATAAATGGAGCACGGAATATACAAACGGCAAATTATCATGTTTATCGTAATGGTAATTGTTGGTATGTTATTCAATCCTATGAATATATTAGCGAATCAAGTTACAGATATATATGTATCGTTAACGCTATTCTACGGAGGTTTATTAATGGCTTCGAATATGATATGGGCACATGAGATTGTTCATTATTTATCAATGGGACATTTCAACTTATCGGTTTTTTCGTTTGGGATTGTTTTATCAATTAGTATATCAATATTATTATTACGAAAACAGCTATTTGTTGATGATAAACAATGGTTAAAACGAATGATACCTCATCATTCTACCGCATTAACAACTACAAACCAACTTATTCAATCTGATAATATTCAAAAAAATCCCGTATTGTATAGATTAGCAAAGGACATAATTTACAATCAAGAACAAGAAATTAAATTGATGAAATCCATGTTATAAATTTAGTAAAATATGGTTCACCCCAAATATTAGAATAGTAAATTTATTCTAATATTCATAACATCATGATAATTTTAAACATCATATTTATCTAATTCGGGAGTAAAATATTTGAACATTCGATAATCCGTTTGAAACGCACCCCATTTTGTAGCACGTAATATTTCTGTAAATGTGGGCGATTCTATTATCGATACCCATTGTTCGCCTTCTTTCTTGGACTTTATTGGAATACCAAATGTAAGTTGCGACATACCATATTCTCCGCGGTAGTCATTATAGGGATATTGACGTTCATTAAAGTTCAAAAGAACTTTGGGAACTCCTATGTGAGACGTTTTTTTCTCTTTTGCAAAACGTATTCCAAGACCCTTCTGTGTTATGTTGTGAACCACTGAAAAACGATGATTTTTGGTTCGCTTCTTGGACAATTTACGTGCATCATAATCGCCCGCACTGAATATAACCGGTATACCTTTCGTTACAGGCACCATAATCGATTTAATCTTGGTATACAAATAATTTGGTAAAAATGACCAAGAAGATACGTCCAATGTATGTTTCTTGTTTTTTTCGTCGATTATATGGGTTTTTTGGGTTTTATTTGGAGAACCTTCTTGGACAATGTATAAATCAAATCTTGTTTGTGCACCCAATAATGTTTGTCCGTCCTTCTTTCCGTAGATATGTAGGTATTTTAATGTATTTTCACGAGTCAATAAAGTATATATACGATGTTCAGGTCGCCTCCAGTTGGACGGGTTAATGAAAGCAAGATGTCCTTTTGATTTTATAAGGTCTTCTTTGAAGGTCTTGTCCAAGAATTTATCCCAAAGTGTTCTATTTCCAACACTTCCTTCGTATTTATTCGATTTTGAGACTTGAAATGGTGGATTCCCTACAACAATATCAAATTGTGTTTGCCCTAAATCCTTCTCCCATTTTTTCTTATTGTCCAAGAAATCTGCATTGCTTATATTTGCGTCTTTTCCAAACAGTTTGCGTAATTCTTGGACACTTGACGAATTTATTTCGATCATATATAACATATTTGTTAAAATGTGTTGTGAACGTTTTGTCTTGTCACGTATTTTTTTGGAAAGACCTTTCATTAAACGAATATAGGCTAGTGCTAAGAAGTTCCCTTTACCTGAACATGGGTCTAACCATGTTAATTTTGGATTTGTCCAAGAAGACGCAGGTAAATTATTGAATAATTCATCAATTAGGACACTTGATGTAAAGACTTCACCAAATTCATTTTTTTCATTTTCTCGCACCTCTAAATTTTGTGATATATGACCATAAATATCTTTATCGGACATGGTTGTGATAGACATAATAAACAGAATATACTACATTATTTAGAGAGATAATTTATATTCAAAGGCGACATTCATCGCTCGGATCACCTTGGGGGGGGTGTAAAGACTGCATTCCTCTCCCGTCCCTTCCTGGGGACTGCCTTGAGATTTTGTAAAGCCGTCTTCAATTCTTCGCTAATAAACCATGTCATATAGATATTAACGGTAGTGTTGTAACGCTTGTCTATTTCTTTCTGTGGAAAATAATGGGTGAACATATACTGAAGTAGTCTATTGTCTTTCATTTTTTTTAAATAATCTATCTTGACGTAGTGCTCCGATACAGCTTTCATCGCATTTTTAAACGCCTCACCCCCCATCCCATACATATGTATAAACATACAATTGAATAAAAATACATAACATTTTGCGATGTCTCCAGTAACGAACTCGGTATTCGTTGTATTCACTGAAGACCTAAGTTTGTCTATATCAGTGGCTTCGCCGTCGATGTCGACACGAATCAAAAAATCCACACCTATATCCAGTTTCTTAATTTCGAATTCGCCATTATTTGTGTAATAACAAAAATTAGGAGGTTTACAGTCGATATTTAAAACAATCTTGTTTTCTTCGAGATTATATTCTTTTTCTTGTATCAATACTCTTGGTCTGACGTTTTCAATATAATTTGTGGAAATCTTATTATTTTTATAATCGACGCCACTCGGAAGTTCAAAAATAGCAACACCCATTAGTTTATCAAAAAATGCTTTCAGGGCAGCCGTGTTTAATTCTACCATATGGTTTTTCAAAAGTGTGGCTTCATTCGCCCCCTCGAGATTTAGTGGACATTTTTCAGCTAGATATCGAATCATGGGCGGATTAGCCACGGGGTATTCAGTCCAATTGCTAACCTGAATTGCAGATTGTGGATTTTGTTTGTAGAACTGTTCTAACATAAGATATTCTAAATGTATATTATTATACTCGTTTAGGTCAGAATCAGGGTCCAATTCCACCTCAATTAGCACGAGATTGTCCATTCCGGTTGAATATATGTTTTTAGTCGCGCCGGATGCTATAGCTTCATCTGGTCTCGTAAACATTTTGAAACCGTTCAATCTGATTGGTTTATCACCACCAAATAACATTTTTATAAGCCTTTTCCTCGACGCATTACGTTTCCTCGACGCATTACGTTTCCTCGACGCACTCTTCTTTTTCCGTCTAACATTACCTTTTTTTCGAGTGACCATCTATATATATATATCGATTATATAAAAAACAAAATCAACTATATATTTAGTTCACACCTTCTAACTAAATAAATTTACAATGTATACATACAATGATACTAGCCATTTTGGTAACAACCCTTTTTTTCCTGCTATATATCCAATATAGCCCAGGTATGGGAAATATTTGGTATAGAAACAATGAATATTTCAGTCCGATGGGTGCAGTCAATGTAATGATATTTCCTTTTCGCAATCTGCAAATGTGGTATCCAACTATGTGGGATATCAATTATATCATGTGGTTATTGCTGGGAATAGTAAGTAATTTATTCGTTGATTTTATTAGAAAGTGATTTTGACTGATTTGCATATTCATTTGCGTTCGATAATAATTTACAACTCTCACAGTGTATTTTACTAAGCTTTTGGTTATTTTGTGTAATAACCGAAATCGACTCTGAAGCCACGTTCTTTGATGATTCACAAGCTTTTTTATATTTCCATGCAAATGGTAACATTTGTGCACGTTCATATTGTATTTCATCATCTAACCCGTTATCGGGAGCATTCTTAATCGGAAAAAACCAGTTATATATAGCAGAAAACATTATTATATAAATAACATTACATGTTAACAATCACAAAAAATAACATGGATTACCACGTCATTTTTTTTATTTTCTATCTTTTTGTTTTTCTATCTTTTTGTAAGGGTTTCTATCAAATATATACAAATCAATTACTTAAACAATTCATCTGCATACGGATACACATCATGTCCCGCATTTATCAAGAACGGTAGAGTTTCTTCATCAAGGGGGGTAGATGCAGATATCTCAACGTTTGCAAGTTGTTTAGCAACCAAAATGTCCATCTTTCCTAATTTATACAGCGTTCCCGAGCGTGTTGTAACAACGTTCCCATTGATTGCATCAATAGGACTTGTTCTATACACCTGTCGTGTTTCATGGTCATCGTAATAAATCCTCATATGAATATCAACATACCAACCATCGATTTTCTTCTCTTTTGGGGCAGGTTCTACAGTGCATTCCATACTAAAGATGGACACTTTCGACGATGCAGAAAGTTTGCTCAGGATATCTCCACGCGGCTTGAAGATAATGGGTTTTGCTTTTAATCGGTCAGCACCGATATCTTGGATTGTGCATCCAACTATGCGCGCACAACGCACGACTTCGTTAAACGAAATAATTCTCGTAGGTCGAATAGACATATTTTGTTCAAATACTTGTTCAAGTGTTAAAGGTTGTTGTGATAGTGTTATAACATAAAAAGCCTTTCAATTTTATATGATTTACATACCTTTTTCGATAAAAAATACACATACATTTCTTCATTCACACACTTACTTTTTTACAGTCCGCTTAACAACATTTTTCTTTGCTGCTGATTTTTGTTGATGTGAACCGAGTTGAATCTTCTCACGTTTTTGCTTATATACACCATATTCCTTATGAAGAGTATTCAATTCAGACAACCACATTGTTTCCAATTTAGTTTTTTGCAGAGTATCCAATTCAGTTTCTGCGTCACCCTTCTCCTTCAATATTCTTTCTACATTTTCTTCAGTTACGGAATCCATAGGCATTTTGATGAGGTATTTGAAATCACCGTCAATGGTCACAAAACCGTTTGTAGTCAACAAATCCGTAACCTCTTGTGACTTCTTCTTACGCAAATCGACCGTTCCATTGAGTGTTGCGAGAATATATTTCGCACGATTTGATAGCTTAATCAGTTTCTTCTGAAGAGCATCTATAAGGTAAGCCTTACGCTTAGCATACATCGCAATTCGCACATCATAAAATTCTTCTATAATTTCTTCGACTGACCCGTATTTATGAAGTTTACAGTCACGGTTAAACATATGCATATTGGTTGTCGAAACCGTTGTAGAGATTTTGAACAATTTTTCAATACCATTAATACCAGTCACTGGGTCTGTAGATGATTCTAATTCGGTTAATTTCCCACGAGGTAATACTATCGTAATGTCTACCGACACTTCTGTGCAAATGGAAGTAAAATCGCGAATCAAAGGTGCTACCTTCTTACCTGACTTATCTGTTCGCCCGTCCATCAACCCCTCTAAGAATGATGTATACGGCATGGTCCATACACCTATCGGTAATTCTGTAATGCGAATTTTATCATCACCCATCTTCTCATAAACACCACGCACTAAATATTTATTTTCACTCAACAAACTCACAGTCCCCTTAAATCCTTCATAATAAGGTGCGAATTCTCCAGCCGCCTTTACATCATCCCCTCGTAATTTGAAACGGAGATAATCAATAATCTGTGTAGGAGAGAATGCAGGAATGCTACACGAAAATCCTGTTCCAATACCCGATATCCCATTAATTAACGCAAATGGAATAATAGGAACGTAATATTCTGGCTCAACCATCGTGCCGTCATCATTGATATAAGACAATACTGCATCGTCTGCCTCGGGAAATAGAGACCGTGTAAGCGAATTCAACATAGTGAAGATATATCTCTCCGATGCACTATCGTCTCCACCGTGAAGACGGGTTCCAAACTGACCATTGGGTTCCAATAGGTTAATATTATTTGAACCTACATAATTTTGCGCCATGTTTACAATTGCACCATTCAGCGATGCTTCACCATGATGATATGAACTATGCTCGGAAACATAGCCCGAAAACTGAGCCACCTTCACTTCAGAAGTTAACCGCCTCTTGAACGCAGAGAACAAGATTTTACGCAATGATATCTTCAGACCATCTACCATATTCGGTATTGAGCGAGCACAATCATATGTGCTAAAATGTATCATTTCATGGTCGATAAACTGCTCATAATTTACACTCGAACTGCTTGTGTCTAAATATGCCTCTTTATCATAATTCTCTAACCATGTCTTACGGTCATCGGGACGCTTTTTATTAAAGACCTTATCGATGGTATCATCACTGGTCCCACCGGTATGCACAAAATTCACGATTTTCTTATTTGCGAAATATTCCTTGAATTCAGCAGAAGTTGATGTTCCTAGACCCTTGAAATATTTGATTGTCCAGCCTTGAATTCCGGCTTCTCCTAGCCCGTCCTTCCATGTCGCATATTCACCTTCGTTGTAAAACAACTTGACTTGAACGCCTTTCTTTGCTCTAAGAATTGGCGTGTTCATGAAAGAGATGAATCCGGGAATTCGGACAAGAGATGACCACTCACTATGAAATAAGTTGATGCATAACCCCTTAATATGGGAACCATCCAAATCTTGATCCGTCATTACCATGATTTTACCATAACGGAGATTCTTATGCACATCGTCAATGGAGTTATACTCATAACCAGTCTCTAACCCGAGAATCTTCTTGATATCAGTAATTTCCTTGTTATCAGCAATCTTCTTAATCTGTTCACCTCGAACATTTAGGAGTTTACCTTTCAATGGATAGATTCCGATTGTATTACGGTCATCGCTTGATAATCCGGAAACAATACCGGACAATGCTGATAATCCCTCGCACAAAATCAAAATACAATCCTTTGAGTTGACTGTTCCACTTTGGTTCGCATCAATGAAATTCGCAATACCACGAACATTCTTTGTTTTTGAACCATCGGTCTTTTTAGCCAACTTATTGTCCTTTGCTTCCGTCAGAGAGCATGCTAAATCCATAACCCCCATTTTAGCAATTTTTTCAACGAAATTATCGGTGACCGTACACGTAGACCCGAACTTCGCACTCGGTGTGTTCATATAATCCTTAGTTTGACTGTCGAATGACGGATTTTCGACATCACAACGCAAGAACAGCATTAACTGTTCTTTAATCGAAGTCGGTGATACCTTTATCTTCTTCTTCTTCTCGATATAATCGCACAACTTACGAGTAAGTTGACCCATGATATAATCCACATGTTTTCCACCTTTAAACGTGCAAATACCATTCACAAAAGACACCTGTGTAAATTCGTGATTTGGTGCAAGAGCAACCGCATATTCCCAACGTTCATCGGTTGTTTCATATATGCGTTTTGTTACATCTTTACTTCCTACGTATAAATCAACATATTGCTGGAAATTCTTCACGGGTGCTAATATGTCGTTGTATCCAACTTTGACCTTCTTAATCGAATGGTCGGTTACTGCAGCAATATCGAAAACGCGTTTCTTGAGTAATGCTAGCATATCGGGTGTAAGACCTTGAACGCCTAGACGACTATAATCCGGTTTGAAAATGACCTTTGTATATGGTTTTGTTGAACGAGGAACCTTTGTAATCACAGGAGGCAGAATTACGTCCAGGTTATCACGAAACTCTTGAACATATTTCAACCCACGAGTATGGTCAACTGTTTCAATGCGACCGTAGGTTGACCAAATTAGAACTAGTTTGAAACCAAATCCATTTTTTCCACCAACGATTTTCTTCTCAGACTTATCATAATTTGTCGATGTCCTAAGATGACCAAATATCATTTCGGGAATCCAAAGGTCATATTCAGGATGCTTCGCTACGTCAATACCGTTACCATCATTGGATAATGCGATTGTGCCGTCATCTTCGATGTGAGTATTGATATAAGATACAAATTGTTTATCCAATATTGGCGATTGAATCATTCGCATAACATGGTCACGGCAATTTACAATACCTTCGTCGAACAATTTATACAATCCTGGAATATATTCCATTGTGCGTTGAACAATACGGTTGGATTCATTGTCGTAAACCCATAAATCAGCATCTACATTTTCAACAGAACCAATATATGTATCGGGATTGTCCAAAATGTGCTGTTTATCAGTTTTACGTTGATACTGTTTTGCGAGAGTTGCCGAATTATTCATCATAATACGAGAGTTTAGATGATATACACGTAATATATATAGTCAAATCAATTTTATACTTTTTTTATATCATAATAGATTATATCAATGACTGGTTGTAACTGTAATAATAATCTTACCACAGAAGACAATGTATATGTTACACCAAATATGTGGAATTTATACAACGTTCAAAAAGATACTTCAACATCAACCGCTACAAAAACAATTCCAATCTTTAATAATTCATATGTCGGACGTGCGACACGTCATTATGCAAAAGATAGATTAGAATATCGTAAATGTAATAATTACAACCCCGCTTCAGGAAAACAATGCAAAACATGCGCTGCTGATTGTATTAATGGTAGTCCAAACACCGATTTTGGGGTTACTCAAAAAATGGCGTATTCGAAGGGCATTGTAAACAATCCCGAATGTATTACTGGACCTGCATGCACTGGGCGGTGTGAAATGGTATGTAATACAATCCCGCAAGTGCAACAGAAGCATAACATAATGAAACATAATTCGAATTATATTGGTACAAGTAAAAAAATGGCTTATGGTAAATATATTCGCGCAACACCTGGTATGGAAACATTCGCGAGTAAAAAAGTGGAGTCATTACAACCATTAGTTGTAAAAAATCAAGCTTGTTGGAATGAATACTTGTGCAAGCTGTTATAAAGTCGTCTTTACATTATCAATCCTTCTTTTTTGGCGGGTCTATTTCACCGTCGCCGTAACAATGTTCGCATAAATCCCACGGCATCTTTTCAAGTCCCGTGGTAATATCTCTTTCGCGAGAATAATGTTTACATCCTTCGCAGTATTTTATTTCATATTTCACGAATCCGGTCCCTTTGCAAACAGAGCATTGTTCACGCATGATTATACAATGTATACATATATTTCTTTTTACAAAAGCAATATTTTTATTGTATTTAATATATTGTTGATATACAATATATTAACCAAATGCCTGGACAAATAATCTGGTTTAAGGATTGTTCCTACGAAAATAAACATCTAGTTGGTGGAAAATGCAGTTCTTTAGGTGAGCTACATGCTATTTCACGACGCATTGGATTCTCGATTGGAGATGGATTTGCAATTACCACAGAAATGTATGATGAATTTGTTGAACATAATAATTTAGGTCCTAAAATAGAAGAAATGTTAGCTACAATTAATACAGAGGATATCAAGGAGCTGGAGGAAAAGACGAAAGAATTACGCAATATAATATCTGCCGCGGCATTAACTGAAAGTCAAATAGTCACAATTAAACAGAGTTATCAAGATTTATGTAAATTATATTGTCGCGATAATATTGAGGTGGCGGTTCGTTCTAGCGCACTTGCAGAGGATTTACCAAATGCATCTTTTGCGGGACAACACGATTCATATTTAAATGTAGTAGGAGAAAGCTCATTATTAACATCTGTAACAGAATGTTTCGCATCTCTTTTTAACAGTCGGGCTGTATCCTATAGAAAAACGCATAATATTCAGTTATCTGATGTGAAAATCTCAGTTGCTGTTCAAAAAATGATTCGTTCTGATATTGGATCTGCTGGAGTCGCGTTTTCATTAGACCCGGAAACTGGTTATGATAAGGCGATTGTTATCAATTCTGCATTTGGATTAGGCGAGTTGGTCGTATCAGGTGGTGTGAAACCCGATGAATTTATTTTAGATAAACGTGTTTTGCGCGATATCGAAGGTGACCCAATTATTATTAAGAAGAAAGGTGATAAAAATACCAAAATTATTTATGACTCTGATAAAGGAGGTGTAAAGGAAGTCGAAACCAGTGAATATGAGCGACTGAATTACAGCATGACGAACAATCAAATGATTGCACTTGGTAGATCTATCCTACAACTCGAAACCACATATAGTAAGCTATTGAACAAAAAGACCGGTGTAGACGTTGAGTGGGCAATTGATGGTAATGACCACAACATGTATATTATTCAAACCCGCCCTGAAACGATTCATAGTAATGAAGGAGATACTCTTGAAATTAGTAACTATGTGTTAGATGAAAAAAGTAAAGTGCTAACTTCAGGTGTAGCAGTTGGTGATAAAATTAGTAAAGGTCGCGTTCGTCTTCTCGAAAATATTCATGATAGTGCCGAATTTGAAAAAGGTGATATATTAGTTACTGATATGACTACACCCGATTGGGAACCTATTATGAAAATTTCATCAGGTATTATTACAAATAAGGGTGGACGAACGTGTCACGCCGCTATTGTTGCCCGCGAGTTGGGTATGAATGCAGTCGTTGGTGTTGGTAATGCAACCAGCACATTGAAAGATGTCGAGTCAGTAACTATTTCTTGCGCTGAAGGTGAGACCGGTTTTGTATACGAAGGTCTTCTCCCATTCCATGTAGATAAATTGTCGGTATCGAGTAATATGAAATTGCCTGTGAAAATGATGTTGAATGTGGGAAACCCTGAATGCAGCTTTGAAAACTCATTGATACCAAATAGCGGCGTTGGCTTAGCACGTTTGGAATTTATTGTAAGTAATTATATCAAAATCCATCCAATGGCTTTGTATAGTTATCCAAATGTGAGAGACGATATTCGTGAACAAATATATAACGTTATTGGGAATCATGATAGTGGTAAATGGTATTATATCAAACGTTTAGCGAAGGGGATTGCGAAAATCGCATCGTCATTTTATCCCAATGATGTTATTGTTCGCTTGTCTGATTTTAAATCAAATGAATATCGCAATCTAATTGGTGGTGAATTATATGAACCCAATGAGGAAAACCCTATGCTTGGATGGCGCGGAGCATCGCGCTACTATTCAGAAGATTATAAGGATGCGTTCGCACTGGAGTGTGAGGCAATTAAATATGCACGTGAAGTAATGAAAATGACGAATGTTGTTGTAATGATTCCATTTTGTAGAACTCCTGATGAATGTAAGTTAGTAATCGATACATTGGCGTCTCATGGATTGATTCGTGGTGAAAACGAGTTACGTATCTTTTTAATGTGCGAAATACCATCTAACGTCATTGAAGCAGACTTATTCAGTCCTATGATTGATGGTGTTTCAATCGGTGGTAATGATTTACTACAATTGACTATTGGCGTTGACCGCGATAGTGAAAAAATTGCCTATTTATCATCTGACCAAAACATTAGTTACAGACGCATGATTAGCATGGCTATAAAAACATATAAAGAACATGGAGTGAAGGTTGGATTCTGCGGACAACAACCGTCAGACAGTCTTGAATTCTGTAAATTTTTGATTGATGAGAATATCGATACAATATCGGTGACTCCCGACTCTGCGTTAAAAACGATTAAGAACTTAGGGACACTTTAGATTCATTATTATAATAAAATAATTATTCATATAATATATATCATATGAATAACGGTAAACTGAGTTTACAAAACCCGGATAATCTGAAAACTAAAATCGTAAGAAATAGAACTCAGTCTATAGACATTCCCCAATGGAACAATTTTGCAGATACAAATAATGAAATACCAACCATGGATTATTCTCCTATATATGATAACCGCACTCACGAAGTAAGAAAAAAATCACCTAACAAAACACAGCAAATACAAACGCAAGAACCTATACGAATCGGCAATCAAAACAATTTGCATGAGAATAAAGGATTACTTGCTCAGATATATGACTGGTGTGTTGGTAATAACACTGAGTAACAGTTAAACATATTAATATCGCGAAAAATGTAATCTCTGTAATATATAATTAATGAAACGTATTTATTGTGACGGGATATTCGACTTATTTCACGCGGGTCATTTAAAACATCTTCAACAAATACATGACTACTTTAACGAACCGATACATTTAATTGTTGGCGTTATTTCAGACAATGTAGCGACCGATTATAAACGAAAACCTGTAATATGTGAAAATGACCGAGTGCGTATTATAGACGCATGTGTATACACATCATCATGTTTTATCACGAACGTGTTGACTATTACAGAACAATTTATGAATGCACATTGTATCGACTTTGTGGTTCATGCACTAACAGAACAGGATAAACAAACTCAATCTACATTTTTTGAAATACCACGACAATTAAACAAATTTATTGAATTGGATTATAATACAGGCATATCAACTACACAAATTATTAATAATCATCACCAGCCAAAATATCATAAGGTAGAGACTCTTCCCGTTTCGAGAACACATTATGTGTTAGATATTTTGGAACAACGCATCGAACTTTGCAATACAAATACTATTCTCGAAATTGGTTGTGAAGACGATCTGTTTGGTAAATACGTAGGTAATCAAAACTATTTATGTTTAGACTCAAATATATATAATGTAATGCGCTTCATATATGCGTCATCTTACATAGCACTTCATTTTCCCTCTTCTGTTAAATTATTCGCACCCAAACATTTTGATTATGTTATAATAAACACACCCGGTTTAGGTAACATATCTGATACACTTGATATATTAGAGCCAGTATCGAATACATGTGTATACATATGTAATATTATAGATGACCCTGCTTTGAAAATTGAAAAACAATTATTTATTGACCGAGGATACACAGTGATAGAGACGGAATGTATTGGAGGTGCAGGGTATGATGCATTTCTATTATGCGACCAAGACACTACAAATATATTCTAACCGAACATTATATAAGTCGTTTAGAATGGTGCTTATCATATTGCGTCATGGTGAATCCGAATGGAATAAATTAAATAAATTTACTGGTTTAATTGATATCGAATTAAGTGATGGAGGTAAGCAAGAGGCTATAAGTGCAGGTGAGATATTACGCGGTTGTCGATTTGACCACATTTTTTCAAGTAATCTCGCAAGAACTATTCAAACGGCTGAAATTATAGCTCGTGTTCAAAATAATAATGTGGCGATTACACAAATCCCTGATTTTAGAGAACGTGATTATGGCGATTTAACCAGTAAAAATAAAACAGAATTGACGGAAGAATTCGGCAGTGCGCAAGTAACAACATGGCGTCGATCTTTTAGAGAATCTCCTCCAAATGGGGAAAACTTAGAACAAGTAACCAAGCGTGTAGGCGATGCCTATCAAAAACATGTTCAACAATTGGTATCGACCGGTAAAAACGTATTAATTGTCGCACATGGGAATAGTTTACGTGCCCTATTTGTGCATCTTGGTATAAAAAATCCCGTTACAATCGAAAAATTCGAAATTGGAACCGCGGTGCCTATTCAAATTGACCCGGTCAACATGAAATTCCGTTATGAAAATGCATACGAATTATCTTCTTATCAAATTATCGATAGTCGCGGATATCCCAGTTTAGAAGTTCAATGTGTAGACCGTCGAACCAAAAGGGTTTTAGGTAAAGGTTCTACACCAAGCGGTGCATCATGTGGCTCTACTGAAGTGTGTGAATTACGCGACGGCGATAAAGACCTATATCATGGTAAATCTGTATTTGGCGCTGTAGATAAGATTTCCGAATTAAACGAACATTTTGTGTTGTCCAAAAAAACAATGTCGAACCTTTCCAAGTGTGATGAACAATTTATTGCATTGGATGGTACGGAAATGAAAACAAAATATGGTGGTAACACGAGCACCGCACTGAGTTTTTGTATGGCGAACACTGCTGCGAATTTAATGAACCAAGAATTATATGAATATATTACAGACCATTATGGGGTTCGAACGACAGAAGTTGGCTGCAATTTACCTACTCCATTTGTAAATATTATTAATGGTGGCAAACATGGTGTAACTGAAGATTTGAAAATACAAGAATTCATGATATTCGCACGCGAAGATTTATCTACTTCTCAACAAATACGTCTGTATTGTGAGATATATCACACTTTGAAGAATTTATTGGTAGAAAAATACGGCGAACAGGCAAAGAGTATCGGCGATGAAGGAGGATTTTGTCCTCCAATTTATAGCGCAGAAGAAGCATTGACCATTATTGAAGAAGCAATTGAGAAATCGAATTATAATGTCGGGAAAGACGTGTTTATCGCATTGGATTGTGCCGCAAGTGAATTCTATAATACAGAAACCAAAATGTATGAAATTGAAAAGGATAAATTTGTAAATAGTGAAGAATTGGTGGATTATTATGGCGATTTGATTGCTAAACACCCTGCATTAAAAAGCATTGAAGACGGATTTCATGAAAGTGATTACGAAGCATGGAAATTATTTACATGCAAATTCGCTGATAAACTTATGATTGTCGGCGACGACCTTTTTACAACCAATCCTAAATTAATTAAACAAGGTTTGGAAGAACAATGGGCAAATACTCTCCTTTTAAAAGTGAATCAAATTGGAACTATTACTGAAGCAATCCAAGGCGCAAAGATGGTTATGGATACTGGGAATGAAGTGATTGTATCTCACCGTTCGGGTGAAACTAACCACGCATATATCATTGATATAGCCGTGGGCATTGGTGCAAAATACGTCAAAATTGGTAGCCCTTGTCGCGGTGAACGTGTAGCCAAATTCAATCGTCTTCTTGAAATTGAACATAAATTATTGAATTTACACGCATAATCATTATGTATTACTACAGAAATACATAATTTATATTGTTCGGATTCCACTTTTTCTATACTTTCTTACCTTGCGTGTTCCATGCCCCTTTTTCTTATTATGCTTCTTTCTACAGAAAGTGCGTTTCTTACCAGTAGCAACCTTGCACCCCTTAACTTTCTTGCACCTATTTGGTTGAGAAGTTCTTTTTCCTTTACAGAGACTGCGACCCATTATATATATATCTACGAGAAAATATCCAATCCCGTCAATGTATCAAATGTTATATATTCAATGGCGGCTCCGCCTCCAGTCGAAATATGTGTGAAATTATGCTCATAATTATTTACAAATCCACCCGTATCACCACCTCCAACTATCACGCGCTTCGACGGAACCGAACGCATTTCATGCATAAGCGTTTTTACCAATAAATCAGAACCACCTTTGTATTTTTCATCTTCAACTACACCTAAAGTACCATTCCAAAACACGATATCGTGTTCCGTTATTAATTGATGCAATTGACTAAATGATTGTATCCCGATATCAAAAAAAGATGCATATTTAGATAAATATTTTGTAGACATGTGGTGCGGTATGTCTTCAAGTCCTTGTGCAGATAATCCGTCGACCATAAGTATGATTTTGGCTTTATGTGAACCAATTTCAGACAAATATTCCGTCATATCATTCTTCATCAAACTGTTAATATTTCCACCCGCAATGTATATTGTATCAACTTTTTTACACATATTTTTTAGCAATTCCAATTTATCCTCCATCTTTCCGCCACCAATAATCGCTAATATTTTCCCTCCGTCCTTATTTTTTGTAATTGTATCTAATGCACGCAATTCCTTATCTATTAAATAACCATACGCACGTTCCTCACAACGAATACCTTTAATACTAAGATGGTCACGATGAACACAACCAAATGCATCATTTACATATACGTCACCAAGTCGTTGAATTATTCGTATCACATCATTTGTTGAAGCTTCCATGGAAGTATATTTCGTCTCTTCTTCGTGAAATCGCATGTTTTCCATTAGAAAAATTTTATCGTTGCATGCATGTATTTGAGTCAATGAATTATCTGTAATACCTTCTTTCAAAAATGTGATTGGGTTATTTACATATTTTTCTAATATAGGGTGAATCAACTTCAAACTGCATTTTTCATCATATCCGTTAGGTCTTCCCATATGAGACAAAATAATTAAACGATTTGGTTCGTCTTTCAAAATGCGATTGATTGTTGGAAGGGCCGATACAATTCGAAAATCATCGGTTACCTTACCGTCTTTCATAGGAACATTCATATCCAATCTTAATACAACATTCTTGTTTTTAAAATTTATATTTTCAATGAAAAACTTGTTTGTTTTACCATAATTACACATATGGTGTATCAACTTTATCATCTGACTCGCATATGACCATTCATTATCGTACCAAACCATTAATTTAAATCGGTTACCACCTAACTGCATAGATGCATTGGTATCAATTATAGAAGGACATGTGCTTGATATAAAATCGGAACTTACTAGACACTCAGTCGATACCTGTAACATATTATCTGTTTTCAGTGTATTTAACAATGATTCAAACGATATATCATTTTCCAATTCAACATTCAAATCCACTAAAGAAACACTGTTTGTGGGTACACGCACAGAGGTTCCATGAATTTTCCCATTCAACTGAGGAAGTATTTTACAAATAGAAGAAGTTGCACCTGTTGTGTGGGGAATCATGTTGTTAAAAATAGAACGTTCAGTTCGGCTTTTTGAATGTGCAGTATCAACTACTTTTTGACTTGCGGTTGACGCATGAATTGTTGTAAAGTTCGCATTGTTGATTCCATAATGGTCCGATAAATGACGTAAGACGGGGGTTATACAATTTGTTGTGCACGACGCACCACTCACAATTTGCTCACCTTTATATGCATTTAAGTTTGCACCATGGACGAATACAGGTGTATCATCTTTCGCAGGGGCAGACATAACTACATAGTCAACATCGTGTTGGCGTGCCGTTTCTTCTGTTAAATAAACTCCGGTAGCATCAATAATATGATTAATACCATAATCTCGCCACTTTAATTGTGTCGCATCGCGATTCCGAAATAAATGTGTTTTACGTCCGTTTATTGAGAATGTATCATCATCAATTATTTCAACCTGAAAATCTTTGTTATAATGATGAACCGAGTCATGTTTTAAATATATTTCTAGCTTTTTTATATTGAAATCGGGAGCATTTATAGCTGCTACATGTAAGTCTGTGCTATCGATAAGTTGTAAAAATACACATTTGCCAATACGTCCAAAACCATTAAGTCCTATAGACATTCAAACGAATTATACTATTTAGTAGTATTATTTTTAATCAACATAAAATATATATCGATAACGCAAAATGGCTCCTAAAATGTTTCATTATAACCGGTCCTACATGACTCCTGAACAGTATTCATTAACCGTCAAATCTCTTGATTCAACCACTCTTCCGCAAACATGTGCTCAAAAATATAGTCAATATGCGAAAGGTGGATCGGGTGCAGGTGCAGGTGCAGGTTCGCGTGTCGCGCCAAATAACTGCACTAAAGTTCAACGCGTATATAATTCACGTGGTCAATTAATTGGTAAAAATTTCTGTATGCTCAAATTCACATAAGTGTGTATGCAATATTTTCTGACCAGATATTATATGAAACGTCCAGTCAGAAACCCCAAAACCGGAAAATATACCATTAAAGGTAAGACATATAAGGAGTTGTTTGGGTCACGAGAACAAGTTGTAAATGGAACTGCGTATAAAACATCTGGTGAATTAACCGAGGAAGATTTAGTCATGAATAAATGGGGACGCATTGTATCTGCTAAAAAACATAAGACTGCTAAGAAAGAGAAACGTTTAGAGAAATATGGATATTTTTCGAAAAAGGGCAAGT